AGGTCACATTAAGGACCAAGGCCCGTGCCGGCTGGGCCGCGCTGCTGTCGGTGATGCTGATCGTATAGTTGGCATCGGACGGGAAGTCAGGATTGCCATACCCCACAACCGCCTGCTCCAAGGCCGTGCCAAGGTTCGTATTGGTGATGTTGCCCCACGTGCCCGAGTTCTCACCCGTGGACATCAGCTCAATCTTCAGATTACTGGAGTAGGTGCTTGCCATCTTCTCTTCCTTTTACGTAGTGACCTGTACCCAGGTCACTGTGTTGCCATCATTGACAACCACCCAGTTTTGCGTTTGGGAGTCATCGACATTTTGCCAGTTAGGGGTCTGGTTGTCATTAATTACGCTCCAGACAATGACATCCCCCACCTGTCCCTGAGCAGAAACCCCAGTGACAAAAACCGACGCATTGGCCACAACAGCAATCGTCCCCAGGCTGGCCGTTGCCTGAAGACCGGTAACCGTGACATTGCCGCTGGAATTGATCGAAACCGTTCCAACCGCCCCAGTACCCTGGACTCCCGTCAAGGTGACATTGGCGTTGCCGACAAGCGTGACAGCGCCCACAAACCCGCTGGCCGAGACGCCAGAAACAAGGACGTCAATGCCCGTCGCGACCGTGACATCGCCTACCGATGCCGTGCCCTCTACCCCGGTGACAGAGACCTGCGCATCGCCAGTCAGGTCCACCTGGCCAACCTGGCCCGTTGCAAAAACCCCCGTGACAGTGACGTCCGCGTCAGCGGCAACAGTCACCTGGCCCAAAAGCGCCGAAGCGCTCACCCCCGTCAGCGTGACGATGGCATCAGCCGTAACCGCTACAGACCCAACCTGACCCGTTCCAAGGGGCAAGTCGGCAAGACTCTCCCCCCAAGGGTCTTCACCCCAGCCTACGCCAGAGGCATTCCAACCTTGGAACGCAACGGTTGCATCTGCCACCTGCGCTCCTTACGCAATACGAATAATCGCACTGGTCGAGTCAGCGGTCGGGAAAATGATCGTAAACGTGCCGCTGGTCGAGGTTTTGGCCCCGCCAAAGTCCAGAATACAGACCGACGGATCGCCCGCAGCCGAGTCGTTGTAGATCATCGCGCCATAAGCCGTGATGGTCGCGCTGGTGAACGACAGGTCCGCAAAATCAGTGAACGCCGTGGTGCCAGAGCTGGTGGGCGTCACGTTGGTGAGCGCCCCGCCCCCCGCCGAATACGAACCCGAGGCGCTGACCTCGTTCGTAGCGGTGTAGGCCGTGGTCGCGGCCGTAAACGACGCGCTGTTGTCGTACAGGGCCAGCTTGAACGTGCTGCCAGTCCCCGTCGTGAAATCGTGCACCGCCTTCATCAGCTCAACCTTGAAGCTGGTGCACATGTAGTTTCCGCTAAATGCCATTTTTACTCTCCTAACAGGTGGACCAGGTCCGGATATCCCGCCTCACGCAGGCGATTTGCAATCGTCAAACGATCCTGCTGCACCGCCTCATTCAGATAGAACGCAACCACGGCCTTGACGCCTTCTTTGAAGGCCCTGGCCTGGTCGCGCACAGCCGGATGAGACTGGTCGCCTACGTAGATGATTTTGTCGGCTGCCCGCTGCGCGAGCTCCTGCGCCGACCATCCACGATGGTCCGTTGTTTCGACTTGAACGCCCCCAACAAGGACGGGTGATTGAACAGAGATCATGGTCCAGGTGAATCCGATTTGAGGGGAATACGCAACATGCCATCGCGGTATTCATCGCGACGACGACGACCTTGCTGCTCGACACCCAGGCCTTGGATCGCTTCCTTGTAGGACTGCTTGAAGTACTGCAGCATCTCCGTCGGACCCTTGGTGTAGCTGTATGCCTGAATCAAACAGGCGTACAAAAGCGCCTCAGGCGCGTTGTTGCTGATCCAAGTGGTCGGGTTTACTGACGACAGCTGCACCGGGCGATAGATGTAGCCCAGCTCCACCACGTAGTTCTGAGCCGGCGTCGGGGCAATGTAGAAGGTGTTCTGGTCCCACACCGAATAGTACTTGGGCACCCCGGTGACTGTCCCGTCCGCCCAGTACTCCTTCATGAAGGAGGTGTCGCGAAAGTCCAGGAAAACCTGGTCGCCAGACACGGTGACCATCAAGTAGCGATGCGTCAGGATGTCAGAGGGGGCCGTCAAAAACTTGTTGCCCGAGGTCATGTTGCCCGCGACCTCAAGTTTGAAAACGTCCAGGTCAATCTCGCGAAGAATCTGGTTCTCCGCCATCGTGATGAACGTGTTGATCACCGAGTTGGAGAACACATTGGCGTCCACCTCGGTGTAGTTTCGGATGTTGGTTACAAGTTCATCGTAGGTCATGATGTGCTCACAGTCACTGAACCGACGACACCCTGCGCAATCAGAGCCTGGCCTTCGACATAGGGACGCATGTCATTCGTGCCACGGGCGCTGCCGTAGCTCTGGAATGCAGTAAAGCCTGGCGCTCCAACAAAGACCGACACCGGTTCAATACGATCGGGCCGAGGATCGCGCAGGGCAATCGCATCACCGCGATAGCGCAGGGGTTCTAGCTGGGGCTCTTTGGGCTCATAGTCGTCCGGGCACACCATGAAGCCCTGCCAATTTTTGCGCAGGACGTTGTAGGGGTAGCGCTGACCACAGAAGTCGCACAGTGCAAGGGAATATTTGCCGCTTGCGTAGGCCATGTCAGAACCCTACGTCAGGCACAAACTGCACGCTGGCAGTGTCACGATCCTCCAACGCAGCGCGCTGGAAGTCCTCTTCGTAGATGGCCTTGAGCGCCGCTGCGCGGTCAGCGGCAAACTTCAATGACAGGTAGTAGGCAAGGCCCGAGGCGAGGCAAGGCAAGAACCTGAAGTTGACGTCAGCATCGTTGGTGTAATCGCCAGCATCCTGGATGCGGCGAATCCGGTAATAGACGAACGTGTAGTTCTGATCCGCAGCCGGGTAGAAAAACACCTTGGGGGTGTTGGTGCGCTGCACATAGAACTGAGCAGGACGGGCCTGCGTGGTCTTGTCGGGCACGTTCAGCCAGTCTTCCCGGCTGATGCGCTCGATGTACACGTCCGTGTTGATGCCTTGGTTGTTTTGCCGAATGATGGCTTCAAGCACATTGACCGTATCAGACGACAACGTGATCTCATTGATCCCTTGGGTCAATGCATACGTTGCCTGCTCAATGGTCCACAGGTTCAGCCCGCGATTGGCCCAGTCGAGGAACAGCAAGTTGAGCGATCGGCGTGCCGAAGACAGCTGATAGCCGCTCTGCGGCCGCATGCCACACCGCTCCTTGACTTTTTCGCCCATGGCCATGCGCTTGTGCTGATTCACAGCTCCACCTTTTTTCATCATGATCGGACCAGTCGTTTGGCTGGTCTCAGACATCATGCGATTCTTAGGGCCGCTCATCACGGCACCGCCACCACGAGTGGCACAACCCATTCCTTTACCTGCCATGATCAAGCTCCTTTTTTCATTGCTCGGCCCTTGACGTCGGCCGATTTACGTTTCACCGCGCGACCCATTTTGTCGGCCATCGCGGAGTTCTTCATCATCGTGCCATCAGGCATCCGGTGCATGCCTGCCATGCCACCTTTTTTCATCTTGCCCACGCCGTCAGCGGCGAAAGCCGGGACCGTCTTGCCCCCTTTTTTGACCATCTGCATCTTTGCTTTCATGTCTCTACCCAGCCTTTCGGATTTCATCTAGCTTTACCTCAAGCCTGTTGAACCGCTGGTCCACATGGCTCAAAAACTTGTCAAAGCGGTCATCGACTTCCTTGCGCGTGACATGGTCCCTTGCAACCTCTTCGCGAGTCCTGTTCAAGAGAATGCCCAGTCGGCCCACCTCGTCGAATTTGCTCTTCAACAAGACCCCCATAACGCCCACAATCGCAGTCAAGACCACGTTCCAAACCATCATCTCCATGGCCTAGCACCTCCACCGCTTTCGCGCCTGGCGCAAGCGGCTGTTGGGGTCCTTTGCAGCCTCTGGAAACTGCTTCATCTGGCCCTCTGATCTGGCGCAGTACGAAGCACGACGCTTGGCTCGCGCACCCGACGGATTCTTTTCAGTTACAGCGGTCTGTAGTTTACTACCAGGGTTTGCGCTGCGATAAGCCTGCACACCCTTTTTGGT